GGCGGTAGTTCCTTGAAGTAGGAAACCACGTCGGAGAACCCAGCGGTTTCGACCATGCGGGCGAGCGTGTTGCGGTATTCCTTGAGCCCCACCAGCGGCGTATCGAGCGCCCCCATCGCGATAGCCGGCGCAAGAATCTGCTCCTGCTTCTGCGCAACCGCATTCAGCATCGCCAGCCGTTCGGATGGCGTCCCTCGGTGTCCGACATTGACCTGCACCGCCCATTGCAGCGACAGCGCGCGGGGATCGATCGTCACCCAGCGCCCGCGGATCGACAGCACGTTGGGCCGGTCCTGATTGCGTGCCAGCATGCGCGCCATGCCCTGATAGAGCGGTGCGAGCCCGGTCTGCGCACAGGTGCGCGCGATCATGTCGATCCTGTCTTGCGCCGCGCTGGTCTGCGCGTTGACCGCGGTCGGCGTCGTGCTCTGCAGGCTTTCCGCCGTCAAACCCTGGCTCGTTCGCGTGATGCCGGTACGGCTTTCGCGCACCGCGTCGAGCGTGTCCATCACCGGCAGCGCTTGCGCGCCCGTGAACGGCTTGGACAACTCCTGCACCGCGCCTTGCTGCGTGACGCGAATGATGCTGCCGATCGCGGTCTGCCGCGCGTCCTCGATCGTGACGGCACCCATCTGCACGACGGTCCGCGGAAAGATCGCCTGGCCGAGACTATCGAGGATCGAGCGCATCACGCGGGATTTCGTGCGCTGCAGATCCATCACCATATCGGCCTGGCTGAAGCCGATAATCCGGCCGGGCTCGCGATACGGCACCATCGCGGACAACGGGATTTCGTCAGTGCGATCCCACTGGATCAGTTTCGGATTGCCGCCCCCGCCCGGCGCGATCGCATGAGTGTGGATCAGCTCCGCCATGTAATCGCCATCGGTGTCCATCTGACACCAGCCTTCGACATAGCGGACCATCGACATCGACGGATCGTTCGCCGCGTTCGGCGCGCGGATGTTCTGCCCCGATGCCCGGTCGCGCGCCACCGCTTCACGCCGCTGCCGGTTGCCGAGCGTGCCGCTGCCGCCGGCGCAGTGCAGCACCTCCTCGCGCGGCAGCCCGGCTTCGATCAGATCGCTGCACGGCACATCGCGCACATGGAAGATCGCGCGCGCCTTGGCGGGGTTGTCGGCGTCCGCCACCACCCAAACCGATTCGTTCATCACCGCTTCGATCACCGGCCAGCCGCGCGCGGCGTGCCGCGTGATACGCGCGCTGTAGAACATCGGCTCGCCGCCCGCCTTCAGATAGGCGTCGCCCTCCGGTGTCGCCGCGACCGCGCGCAGCTCATGCGGCAGCATCGGCCGACGCGCGATGCGCTGCGCCGTGATGCCACTCTCCTGCAGCAAAAACTGCAGTTGCGGCGCGAGCAGGTTGTTGCACTCCTCGACGCGCACGGCGCGCTGCGATCCCCATCGCCAGCGAATCCAGCCAACTTTCCTGGTCAACGCATTCAGCAGCGCGTCGTGCAGCACCATCCAGCCGTCATTCGCAACGAAAATCGCCCAATGCGAATATTGCGTGCATTTGCGCGCGAGATCTGCATGCAGCAGGCCGAGCTGCTCGTTCTCCGCCACCATCGGCACAAACTCGACGGGGTTTTCTACGCCGGTAAAGATCCGCAGCAGCGATGGCAGAGTGGCGCGCACCGTGTCGCGCACCTCCGACAGCACCAGTTGCGAGCGTCCTGGCTCCTCATCGCCGAACGGCTTCGCCGCATAATATTCGCTGGCTTTGATGCGATCGATCGACAGCGCGTTGTCATAGGCTTGCGCCGCCTCGAAATAGCTCTGCATCTGCGCTTCGATCGAATCATCATTGCGCGCGATGCGATCGATGATGATTTCTTCCTGCCACTCGGTACCGGCCGGCGGAACCATCGGGCGCAGCCCCGCCTCATACGGCTCGAGTTCGTCCGGCAGCAGCGACTGCATCGCCGCGCCATAGCGGTCCATGTCCGGCCGCGACAGATCGAGCATCGCGCTGATGCTGTTGCGCGCCGGTTCCACATTCGCCGGACCAAGGATCTGCGACAGATCGGTGTCCTGCAGCAAGCCGCCGGGCGGCCCCTGCGGTGCGGCGAGCGCGCCGCTCATGCCGCGCGCTCGAGCGGCTTGCCGGAGGCTGGATCGATGTCCTTGCGAGCACAAAAGTCCTCGGCATCCGACTGCAACCACGCCTCAGTGTGTGCCAGCCGCTGTTGCCGGTAGCTCTCTTGCTTGGCAGCAAAGAAATCCGCCATCACGTTCGACATGATTTCGCTCATCGGTCGGAAACCTTTAGCTGCGGGGGGAGCCGTCTGGATGCCTCATAATCGCGAGGTTCGACCACATCGCGCAGTCGCGCAGCTTCCGCAGCACATACGTCCGGTCGGGGCCGGGGGGCACGATGTTCAGGGTCGCGCCCGCCAGCGCGGTGTACGCGTCGCGCAGCTTGTCCATGGCGAGACGCTGCTGATCGGTCGGATTGAGATTGGCGAAAGTGAGGTGATGCAGGCCGAGATTATCGTTCATCGGTCAGATCCTTCCGACCAGCAGCAACACGACGAGAATGATCAGGATGATGCCGACCACGCCCAGCCCGCCACCGTAATAGGGGTATTGGTGCCAGCCGGCGCGATACCCCCACCCCCCTCCGACCGCGAGAACCACCACGAGCACGATGAGGATCAGCATCAGCGGGCTCATTCCATACCTCGCATCGGTGCGCGCACCGGGATCTTGCTGTTGAGGATGCCGCCGAGCCCGAGCTGCAGCGACATGCCGGCCGGGCAAAAGGTCATGGCCAAGGCGTCACCCGCGTCCGGCGAGGCGAAGCCGCGCGAACGCAGATCGACTTTGCTTTCGACTTGCATGCGCCCGTCGCTCATCCATTTGACGCGCGGCGCGCAGAGATCGGCGCGCAGCCGGTCGTCATACGGCATTTGCACCGCTCGCCCCTCGAGCCACTCGCGGATCGAAATCCAGAGCTGATCGCGCAGCCTGACGAAGCGCCCGGCGGTTGACGGCTGTTCACCCACATTGACACCGAGCACCGGCAGGTTTTGCTCGATCAGGCGATCGACCACACCAGCGCCGATGCCAATGACATCGACCGCGATCAGTTGCGGGCGGTGCTGGATCGGTGTCATCTCGTATTCGGCGCGGATGACACCCGCGAGCTGCATGGTGTCGATACCCTGCCAGCGCCGCGGCGGTTCCGTCACCACAGCGCCGCGGCGCTTGATCAGGCAGGACTGGTCGGCGCCGAACCGCGCCACGTCCACGCCCCAGATTTCCGGCACGCCCTGGACGATGATGTCGCTGCGCATCATCGCGCCGTCCACCAGATTGGCCGGGATCAGCGCATCGTCCTCGGCGAGCGGAAACTCGCCCAGCACGCGCACGCGAAACTGGTTGCTGTCAGTGCCCCACCGCCGCTCCACCTCATCGATGAAACCAGGGTCGACACGCGGGCTTTCGTGACACGACACCCGCCGCAACCACCAGCGCTCGGGCTCCATGTTGAACACGCGCCAGAAAAACCCCGTGGCGCGGGTTGGATTGCCGGTGAGCACGGTCACCGCCCGCGGTGTGGACATCGAACCTACCGCCGCCTCGAATACCGGCTCACCGACGCCGGATGCCTCATCCGCGACGAGAAGGACATTCTCCGAGTGAATACCCTGCAGGCTTTCCGGGTTATCGGCGCGCGAGGTGCGGGCGGAGACGAAGCAGTCATCTGGACGACTTTTGAGCCTGATCCGGTCAAGATCGATGTCGAACAGCTCGCGCCAGGCCGGCGGCAGCGAGCGGAACGCCGAGCGAACGTCACCCATGAGCGCATCATTGAGCTGCGGCGCGGAGGGGGCGGTCACGCCCACCTTGAACGGCAGCCGGGTGCAGCAAAACCAGCAGATCAGGCCGGACAGCCACCAGCCTTTGCCCACGCCATGGCCGCTGCGGATGGCAATCCGAGTATGGCCGTGCGCAATCGCGCGATTGGCCTCCGCCTGCCATTTGTCGGGAGATTTGCCGAGCACCTCGATGAAAAACTGGTTCGGCTGGCGCTGATATTGCTCGATGCAGAGCCCCCAAGGGTCTCCCGAGGCGGCAATCAGCTCGGCAACGGGCGCGAAGGTCTCAGACACCGTGGAATTCGGCGTGCAATGCCGTCAGCGGCGCGCGCAACTCGCTTAAAACCACCTCGAGCCGCGCCTGGTAGTCGGCATAAAGGCTCGGATAGTGCTGTTTGAGGTAATCGGCGCGCTTTTCCGTCCACCAGGCGCTGCAGCGCGCGCATTCCGGTGCGTTGGTCATGGTTTCGTAGAGCCGCGGGAGCGGAAATTTCTCTTTTTCGAGGAAATCGAACACGTCGGCCGCCGTCCACTCGAGCAGCGGGTACCAGATTTCCACCCCATCGTGGGTTGAGCCGGAATCGACCGGCAATGTGTGCATGTCTGCGCGCTTGGTGCCGCGGATCAGCAGGGTATTCCCGTCCGCGCGGATCCGGTTCCACAACGGCTGCATCAGGTTCATGCCGCAGCAATCGTAACGCGACACCAGATAGCGCCCGCGGTGCTCGTTCATGCTCCGGCCGACACGATCCTGGCTGTAGGGCAGCAAATCGGTCGGCAGACCGTGTGTGGCGATCCAGTCGGCGACGCGGGTTTCGATCCGCACGAAATGCGGGCACATCGCCGCCACCCGGTCGATCGCCTCCTCCATCTCGGGGAGCAGGTCGCCGGTGTTGACGTTGTACACCGTGATCCGCGGCAGATGCCGCTTCAGCAGCAGCACGACGGCGGTCGAATCTTTCCCGCCCGAAAATGACAAGGCCACGCGTGCGTGGCGGGTCAACGGGGTGAGATCGGGCATCGGCCCCATCTAGGCGGCCTTACTGAAGCAGCGGCGATGATGGTCCGGGCAGTAATTCGAGCGGGTTTGGGACGGCATCTCGCAGAAAAGTCGCTTGCCGGTCGGATACTGGCAGTGCGTGTAAAAGCCGTTGCGAAGGCCACCCATTGGCTCGGTCGGCGCGATTTTTCCCGCCACGTCGGCCGAGCCGCCGGGTGCCGCGACAGCCTGGGTATCGGCCGCGACGACACAAGGGGGCCGCACCGGCTCATCGAACACCGGAAGCGGCCGAGGAGAGAATTTCTTGGGCGCGATCCAGCGCGGCCCGGTTGTGCGGGGTAATTTAGCCGCCGTGGCCGATTTTGGCGACGCCGGCCGCGGCCTGCCCTTGAACAGCGGGCTGGGCCGGCCCGGCAGCCCGATGCGCTTGACCAGGCCGATCACGGCGGATTTCGACAGCCCGACCGCGGCGCCGATATCCGAGGCGCTCGGCCCCTCCGCCCATAACTTGATTACCCGCCGGCGCACGGCGAGCGAGGTCACCGACATGGTGCAGCCCCAGCATTGCCACCCGCCGGTTGCCAACTGGCGCAGCGGCGCGGTGCAGGCCGGGCAGGAGAATTCGGCGCTGAAAACGAACGCCTCGCGCGCGCTGTTGCTTGGGTGCGCCCACAGCGCCTGGTTCCCTTTGGGTATCCCCATCCGCCCCGTTGCCCCCGGCGCCCATTGGCCGGCGTTTGCTTTCTCGGGTTTCTTCGGCGACTGCCGTTTTTTCGACGCCCCGGCGCGGATACGTCCCGCCAATGACGACGGGGCCGGTTCCATCGTGGGCGTGGGGGGGGTCGAGGGCATGTCAGTCCTTCCCCTTGGGCGGCAGGCTGGCTCGAGCGGCAGTGACAGGATCGTGACGCTCAGGCTGCGCCGCCTCGCCGTCTATGTCCAGACTTGTGATATGTCTGGACATGCCAGCCCCTACCCCTTGTGCCATCCGGGCCGACGCTGCGCTAGCGGCCAGGAAATGAGCGTGAATACCGCCAAGCAACGCATCGGCGGTAGCAGGCAGGTCCAAATCCTTTACCGGAGCGTGCACATAAGGCGCCAATTCCGTGCAACAGCGCACATAGAACTCCGCCAGCCATTGGTCCGACGCGCCGCGAATGTGCTTGCGCAGATAGGCCATGGCTTCCGGCAGGCTTTTGCGCGCGATGAGGTGAAGGCTTTCGGCCGGCGTGCGCCCGCGTTCGGCCAGGTATTCCGCGGTCCGCCTGGTATCAAACCGGCTCGAGCGTCGCGCCAGTGCCGAGCTCGAGCGCCTGCCATCATGCGCATCGGCCGGCTCGAGCGTCGCAACGGCCGTGCCATCGGCGCCGAACGCGAGCGCGTGCTGCTGCGGGCCGGGCGCTGGTGGCAGGGTATTTTGGCCATTTTCCTGCGCACGGCTGGCGGTTTCATTCGTTCCGGTTTGTTCTACCACTGCCGGTTGCTCCTCAATTGGACCAATCAGATACCCCTATATCCTCTTCCTCCTCCTCCTCTTTTTCCAAGGAGGAGAAGGAAGGAAGGAGGAGGAAGGAGGTCTTAGGAAAGCGCGACAAGGCGCGACATTCCAGGTAGCCAATGAGTAAGCCGCTACCATCGCAGGGGTGCAAAAGCGCGACAGCGCGACAACCGCGACAAGGTTTAAGGGGCTTCACGCGCGGCGCGCGTGAACTATATGACTATGGGCCGGGGGAAATCGTGCATGCTTTGCAGCTCGCGTGATTGTCGCGGCCGTCGCGGTTGTCGCGGGTTGATCGCTTTTCGATCACTGGCTGAAATCGTTGCGCACTATGGCGACAAACCCGCGACAGGCGCGGCGGAGTTGTCGCGGTGTGACTCGGGTGCTTTCCGTGCCGGGATCGTAGCACCGCCACGGGATAGGGGCGCCACAAAAGAAAGCGCCCCGCTCGGGGGAACGGGGCGCAGTCGCTAGTTGCTCATCGGAATTCAAGACGGGAGGAGTCTAGCGCGCCACGCGGCGCGCGCAACCTATGGGTTGACTGTCGCCACCACCACCATGCCCGATGAGGTATGGCGCAACACTTGCGTTGCGCAGCGGTGCAATGCGGCGCGCTCCGTTGCCAGCGCTACCGCGACCGCCTTGGTATAGCGGTATGGGATAAAACTTTTCCCGTCAAAGACCTGGTATTGCTCATTCGTCCGGGCATGCCATGGGCCGCGCGCCATCACACCGCCTCCATGGCCAGCGCGGTGCGCGTCGCCATGACAGCGCGATATGCCCGGCACAGATCCGCCACTTCATCTACATCGGCGTGCACATTGTCGCCGTAGCCGTCGCAGCATTCGGACCATACGCCGTCGCAATCGTCCGGCATCATGCTCACGGCCGAATGCAGCTTCCAGCGCTTGCACAGTCCGGCCATGCCATGCAACGCGCGGATGTAAGCGGCCATTTCCGGCCATGCCGCCAACTTTTCCGCCAGCCGCATGCGAGCTCCGTCATACGCCTGCTGCGGCGTGACGTGCGACTTAACCTTGCCGCCGATTTTCCAGCCGAAGCCGTTGTTCAGCAGGATTACACCGTCGCTCATGTAGCGCTTGGATTTTGTAAGATACTCGACCGTGCCAACGATTGAGCCATGGGCGGAAATCTTAGCCATTTCGTAAACTCCGTTGCGTTTGTTGCCCGCCCTGTATGCGCGCCTGTCACGGCATAGTCAATATGGATAAGCCATGCGCTGGCAACGTTGCTGGTATGCCGGACTAGTCATTGCGACTATGCCGTGTGCCAGCTATTTCTGGCGTCACGGAAGGCAGATCGCCTCCCGTTACACGCTGCGAGGCTCTAATGATCATCAAAGTGCAAATCCGCAATATCTACGGCGTGGATACCGTTTATCCCGCATGCCCGGCGGCAGTGACGTTTGCCCATATCGCCGGAACCAAAACGCTAACGCACCACACGCTTTGTCTAATCGAGCGGCTAGGTTACACGATTGAAGTCGAGGCGCCGAAATTCATGCGGGCGCCCGCCCATGTATGACCTGGCCGTCCCGAACGTGAAGCCGGGCCGCTGCGAGAAATGCCGCGGCACTGGCGTCTATTCGTGGGGCGGCACGCTCAACGGCAAGCCCGTGCGCACCGGCCAGTGCCATTCGTGCCGCGGCACTGGCGCGCAATCCAGATCGGATATCGCGCGCAACCATACTTACAACCGGCACAAAATCGCGCTCATTTGCGCAAGCTAGGACACGATCAATGGAATTGCTGCACAATCACACCGGCCCGGAATCCGCGTATGTGGTTTCCGACTATCCTTATGGGTTCACGCTCCGTTGCCAGATTCGCTACTGGCTAGACTACAGCCCGCGGCATGGGTTCCGCCTCATGTCGCAGACCAGCAACCCGAAGAATCCCGGCCTGGTCTGGAACAAGCCCAAGGGTTCCACATACTGCCGCTTCGGCGGCGCTATGTTTCTCGACGATAACGGGCACGTTAAATGGTCCGGACTACATGAGTATATGGACTGTGCCGAAACGGAAACTTGGTGCGCTACGTTCCGCGACGCGGTGCCGGCAATCGGTCTGCCGCTCCTCGACAAATGGCTGGCAGCAAAGCGGGCATATGAAGCGCGCAAGCAGGCGGCCGACAAGCCCGATCCGCTGGACGATTTCAACTATGTCGGCTCACGCCACCATTACTGAAATCGTCCCGGCCGGCGGATTGTTGCCCAATGCCGCCGGCCGGTTTCCCCACGTCAATCCGAACAATGAGAGTCTAATCCCATGTCCACAATCTGCCAATGCTGCGGCCAAACCATCCGCGCCAAGCGCGCGACGCGCGTCGCGAAATCCTTTACCGGCTATGACGATTTCGTCCCTGCATTCAACGCGGCGCGTCATGCCGCAATCGCCGAGCTCGGTTTGCGCTGGTATCTCGTGCCGGGCGCCTCGATCCGCGCCCGCGTGCCGACCGCATGGGTTGCGTGCAAAGTCTATGGCCGCACCTCGAGCGCA